GATGAAGACTTAGTTATGGAAGTATATGTAAGAGATGTATCTTTCTTAGATATACAAGCCGCCGCCCAAGAAATGTTTGTAATATCAAACGGCGATGTATCTATGAATTTGAAAGGATATTGGAAGTTTGCTTTTTCTAATTGGATTACTAATACAACTCCATCGTTAAGCACAGATGAATTATTATCCCTTAGTGGTTATGTCGGAGAGCAAATCTCTAAAGTCCTACCACAACCTAACGAGATTGCGGAGGCACTGCAAGGGGGGTTTACAACACCGGCACAGTGAATGTTCAAAAGTTTCTACAGAAAAAAGAGTTTGAAACTGTAGAAGATTTTGAATATCAAGCGGAATATCTCGCTTATATTGTAGCAAAACACTACAATATTTCACTGTACGATGTTTACAAAATGCCCTTACCAATATTCAAACAATCACTAATATGGGCTATGGCGATACAAGAAGAACAGGAAAAAGAAAATAAAAGAGCAGAACAAGAGGCAAAAGCAGGGGATAGAGAAGTGGTATCACTAGATTATTCGTTTTTAGATTGGGAGTGAAATTATGTCATTATTAGCAACACTATCCTCTATGTCTACGCTTGTTAGTGGTATTGGTCCGGCCTTTCAAATGATAGGTGATATAGCAGGTAAAATATTTCAAGGTATAGGAGATTTCTTCAATAAGTTTTTTGTTGAACCTGCTAAAGCGGTATTTGATTGGTTAAAGGGTGCTTTTGAAACTCTAGGAGAACTAGCCGGTACTGCATTTGGTATTGTAGGAGATATATGGAATGCGGTAGTGGTAGAGCCGATAAAATTCTTATTCGGTTTAATAGAAAAAGGATTTGAAGTATTAGGTAGTATAGCCGAAGTAGCATTTACCGCAGTAGGTACATTATGGGAAGACAAAGTATTAGCCCCTGTAAATGTTATATTTGATGTAATATCTACTATTGCAGGTTTCTTAAAAGATGTATTTGTAGGTACTTTACAGATACTATATGAAAATGTAGTTTTAAAAATGCTTGAACCATTTAACATTGTATTCGGGGTAATAGGAGATATAAAAGATACGATAAGTGGTGTCTTTGATGGATTTAAACTTGGAGATGTATTTACATTAGCGTTTTGGAAAAAACTCTTTGGTGGTATACTTGACATAGGTAAATCTATTCTTGGTGGTCTTATTGATTTGATTAAAGCACCTTTCAATATGTTAATTGGTGTTATCAATAGTATTCTAAGTAAAATAAAATTTAAAATTAAAATACCTAAATGGATTCCCAAAATAGGCGGTAAATCATTTGGTGTAGATTTAGGTAAGATACAAATTCCTATGTTAGCAAAAGGTGGTATAGTAAACAAACCAACTCTTGCTATGATTGGTGAAGATGGACCGGAAGCCGTTGTACCTCTTAATAAGAAAAATAACCCTAGCGGTATAGGTATGGGTAGTACATTCAACATTACTGTAAATGCCGGAGGTATTACAGATAGAACAGACAAGAGAGCATTGGCTCGTGAAATCGGTAATATGATTCAACAAGAAGTCGCTCGCTCCATTGGTGGTAGTACTCATAGGGGTAGGTTCTAATGGCTAATATTCCTGTTAGGTTTGTTAGAGCCGATGGACAAACTATTCAATTACCTGTGACAACACTTACTTTAGATGTTGATAGAGGTACTATGGCTATGCCTTTACCGTTTTTAGGTAGTAGCAGACTTGGTGTAGATTTAAATTTATCTAAAGCAGTGATTTTGTTAGAAGGTGTATTTACTGATGATGATTTATTTAACATTGGTACACCGACAAGTTCAACTGCGTTAATTGATTTTTCAAGAGTAGAGTATGATGATTCTATAGCAAGTGGACAAACTGAAAATACAAGATTTGACATTGACCAAGAAATAGCGATTATTTTAGATGGTAGAACTGTAGATGATTTAACAGGTGTAAATACAGGTATAGTATTGAAAAGCACTGATGGAACTATTAAAACAATATATGGTACTAAAAGTAGTGTATCGCATAGTCTATCTACATTCTTGGGTGTGCCTGTATATCAATTTTCTATAGGCACTACAGACGGTATTCAAGAAGGTAATTTAACGGCAGGTGGTAGTGGATATTCTATAGGAAATAATATTGCTACCTCCGGTGGTGCAGGTTCAAATTGTAAAGTAAATATCACAGGTGTAAGTGGTAGTGGTGCAGTGACAAGTTTTACTATCGCTCACCCCGGTAAAAACTTTGCAGTAGGAAACACAATTACCATTAGCGGGGGTGGTGGTAATGCTACTTTTACTGTATCACAAAAAGGTACTACTTTAACTGCTACTCAAATGGCTAAAAATTTAGTTGCTCTAATTAATGACGGTACATTGAGTACACCTATTAATGAATACTCCGCATCTTTAGTACCTTCTCCGAGTAGTGGAGAAATTGATGTAGCAGTAAAAATTACTCAAACTGTAGCAGGGGAAAATGGAGATACTGATACACCGGGCTTTTATGGTAATGCTTCCGGTTGGCCTCATTTTCACAAACCGAGATTTGAAACATTTGATGGTGGCTCAAGTGCAGAAGGTGTATTTAGTGGTATGAGCGCAGGTGATAAAGTAATGTCTTTGTATGCTACACTTAACAACTCAAACAATCCGGGTATAGGTGCGGCTCTAACTACTTTGACAGGCACTCGTGTAGGGCATAGAGGTATTAGCATTAAAAAGGGAATAGAAAAAGCAAATAACAAATATGGTGATTATATCATGGGTATACAAGTACCATTTAATTCTAGTATAAATGCTACAGACGGTAGTAAATATAAACCTGTAAATTTCTTTATGCCTACAGGAGCATTTGAAACACAGGAAAGTAAAAGTGTAGATAATGCACTATCGGCCTCTACTAAAGTAGATGACGCTAGTGATGGTGATAGTAGGGCTTTCATTAAAGGATTTGTCACTAAAGCAACATTTGTTCAAATAGGAGGTGAACCTGTATACACATTCAATATACAGTTTACACCTGCGAATATAATTCTATGAGGTGATTAAGTGGTAGCAATAGGTAGGTCAAGCCACGCTTTCTTTTTTGATGGCGTAAGTGATTCTATCATAATCCCTCAAGGCAGATTTACTAAACTCGGTGATACTACATCAGTCGGAACTAATCAAAACATAAGAAACCCATCGGAGATACTTAGTAAAACAGGTAAAGGTAAAGATGAAACTACATTAATCAATAGTCGCATTGATGATGCTTTTGCTATTGAAGCATGGGTTGTACCGGACTGTGGTGGAGTAATTGCTGAAAGAGAAGGGCAATTTAAATTAGAGATGGGTACTGTAGACACACCCGGACCTGCTAAATTTACTGTACATTTAGATACTAAAAACGGTACTAAAGTGTATACATTGACTACGGCTACTGCGTTAAACACTAGATGGAAAGGTATTGTCTTTCCCGAACAAGAAGCCGGAAGTATACACGATTCTTACAATAGATATGACTTATCTAATTATAATGACGCTACTAATTTGAATTTTAATCATAGGCCACTTTATCATGTAGTAGGAGCAATAACGCAAAATAGAATTAATCTTTATGTAACTATAAGCCTAAAAGTTCTAAGATTACTGATTCTACTGCTCATGTGTATATCGGTGGTAAAGGTGGTGATTTTAGAGGGGCAGTAGAATCTATCCACTTTGCTAATAGATTTGATGAACAAATTATAACTCCTAATGTACCGATGGATAACGGTACTTCTACTACGGGTCTATATCGTTTTGAAGAACCTATAGATGTAATCAATGAAGAATATACAATTACTGCTTTAGGTAGTGATTCCGCCTCTCCTTATTCTGCGGCAACAGATGGTAGCACTACTACACTTACTATAGCCGCTACTGATGCTCAAAATTTAATCGCTAGACTTACGGGTAAAGCGTTTGATAGTTCTAATGCTACAATAGATTTTACTAAACAACCCTACAGTATGGGTAATTATAATACATTCAATGATACTATTAATACAACAAAATATGTTCCTCATGTACCGTATAATCTAATAATAAATCCCGGTGCAATAAATAGAGATACGCAAAAACCTAATCAATCTCCACCGGAAAGATTGCGTATACTTTCTATAAACGGAACTACAGGAGTAATAACCGTTAATAGTATTCATCTTGACTATGTAGTAGGTGATGCTTCCGGTTTAAGAGGTATTATACATTCAAGAACAGTAGATGTTGATGACTATTTTATCATAGTACCTGCGGATATATTGATTGATGTTGCTACAGGAAAACCATTTCAACCACCACACATTAGTTCTCAAATTATAGATAAAACCGGACAAATGATATTAGATGAAACTCTCAATGAACAACATGGTTTAGTATACTCATCTCAAATGGCTACTACTACTTCACACCCTAACAACCCA